GATCGACCTGTGGGCGTTGCGGCTGGCCGAGTGGACCGGCACCGCTCGTGCGGTTCTGGGGGAGCGACCGCCCGGGCCGAGGTGGTTGCGCGGCGAGGCCTGTGAACGCTGCCGGGCCACCGTGGCGACCGTCCACCTGGACGGTGAGACGGTCAGGGTCCCAGCGCTTTCGTTCATCTGGTCCAGCGACCCCGACGCGGCCTGGACGCTCCTGGCGATGGCCTGTCGGGCCTGTGGTGCATGGTGGGACGGGCCGTCGCTCGCCGGATCCGGGCCGCGACTTGCGCGACGGAACGGCCAGCTCTAGCATCGGTCTCACCGCGGTGACGCATGTCTCAATCCAGACTTCCCGCGAAACTTTCAACCTCGTTGGTACTCTCCGACTGGCAGCGGGAGTCGTAGCGCGGGTGGGCCGGTGTCCTCTCAGGCCAAAGCTCACCCCCACGACTCCCGCTGTCCCCTTCCCAGAGGTGATGCGGCGATGCCGTTCCGACCTCCGCGTTCCTGCCCGCGCTGCCAGACCCTGTACAGCGGTCGGCGCTGCCCGGTCTGCGCCGAGGTCTCGTTGCGGCGGTGGGCCGAGCGCCAGCCCCAAAGCGCCAGCCCCGGCAGGTATGCCGCCTACCGGGGCCGGTGGGCCATCTTCTCCCGGGCATACCTGGCCGAGCACCCCCTGTGTGTGGGGACCCGATGCGCCAGCCTCCCCGTGTATCTGAGGGCCAGGGCCACCGTCACCGATCACATCGATGGCCTGGGCCCTGGTGGCCCCCGGGGGTATGACCCGGCGAACCTCCAGCCCCTCTGTAGGTCCTGCCACGCGGCGAAGACCAACCGTCACGATGGTGGGCTCGGCAACCCGGTCCGGCGAGCCGTTGGGCCGGGTGCTGCCTGATACCCGGGGCCTGCGATCCCCTCGGGCTCGCCGTGGAGTCGCCCGTATGAGGCTCGGCTCCACGGCGAGACTAGGCCCGCAGACCGACAGCGCTGCTGGAGCTTCGCGCGCGCTCGCCCCCGCGCTCGACCCGCAGCGCCGCTGTAGGTCTCAACCAAGCGTTGAGAGTTGTTGCGGCGTTGGCGGCGGCGGGCGGCGGCACGGGAACGTCAGGAGCGTTGGAACTTTCCTGCTGGCGCGCGACGGGAAAGCGCCAGCGCCCCTGGCGCTCTGACCAGGGGAGTAGGGGCGTCGCGATCACGGTGTTGCTGTGGCCCCGGCGTGGGCCCCGTTAGGCCGCCTCTCCCGTGGATGAAACCCCTACCGGGGTTGGCCGCCAGACCGCCAGCGCGCCTGGCGTTCTCACGTTCGCCGGCCGATCCAAACACGTGGCCGAGCCACAGCTTTCCCCCTCCGGGTGAAAGTCCCAGCCCCCCTGGAGGTTCCCGATGCCGCCCCTGAACACCGGCCAGCCGAACGGAAGGCCCAGGAAGCCCACGGCTTTGAAGGTGCTCCACGGGGAGATCAAGCCCGGCCAGGTGCGCGAGCCCCGGCCGCGCGGGAACGTTGAGATCCCTGGCGATCTGACGCCGCAGGCCCGGGCGATCTGGGAGCTGATCGGGCCCGCGCTGATCGACTCGGGAATGTTGACCGTCGTGGACGTCCCGCTGTTCGCGGAGTTCTGCGAGGCCATGGTGCTGGTGAAGCTGGCCCGGCTCCGCGTCGTCCAGGAGGCCACCGGGCGGCTGGAGGTCAAGCCCGGAAGCCCTGCCCCGATCAACAGTTACGTGCGGTCGCTGCTGGTGGCCGCGTCCATCGGAGGCCGGTTCGGCCTCATGCCGTCTGACCGGGCCCGGCTGATCGCAGCGGGCGAGGAGCGGGCCGATGAGCCCAGCGCGTCGCGCTACTTCTCGTGACCTCCCGGACCCGGAGCTGAGGTGGAGGCCCCGGGACCGGACCGGCCGGGAGTGCCAGCGAGTCCACAACGGTCAGGTGTGCGGCCGACGCGGGGCCCACTACTGCAAGCCGCGCGCCGACGTGGTGGTCGGCTTCTTCCGCGACCTCCTCGTCCACACGCGCGGGGTGTTCGCGGGTGAGCGGTTCGTGTTGGAACCGTGGCAGGAGATGGAGATTGTCCGGCCCCTGTTCGGAGAGGTCCAGTGGAGCCAGGAGTTTGCCCGCTACGTCCGGCGGTACCGCATCGCCTACATGATCATGGCCCGCAAGAACGGAAAGTCTGAGCTCGCTGCCGGAATCCAGCTCTACATGCTGCTGGGCGACGGGGAGGCCATGGCCGAGGTGTACTCGGCGGCCACCGACACCAAGCAGGCCGGAATGGTGTTCGAGCCAGCACTCCGGATGACCCAGCTGTCGGCCGAGCTGCGGGCCAAGGTCCAGCTCTACCGCAACACCCGGCGGCTGATCGTCAAGTACGGGCCGGACACCAAGGTGACCGGCGGGAGCTTCTATGAGGTCCTGACCTCTGACGCCGCTGGCGAATTGGGCCGCAACCCGCATTCCTTCAACCTCGATGAGGTTCTGGCGCTGCCGGACGGCTCCATGTGGAACGCCATGACCTCGGCCGCAGGCACCCGGGCGCAGGAGCTCCTGTTCGCCACCACCACGGAGACCAACGTGTCGGCCAGCTTCGGAGCAGAGCTGATCGATGAGGCCGAGCGCATCCAGGAAGACCCGAGCCGGGCCCCGCATGCCCTCGCCTTTGTCCGCAAGCTCCCGGCTGACGAGGCTGGCGTCGAGAGGCTGCGACGGCTGTTCCCGGACCACCCGCACCTCCCGGTGTCGGCGGATCCGTGGGACGAGGCCAACTGGCACTGGCCGAACCCGGCGCTGGACGGGTTCCTGTCCCGGGAGGCCTTGCGTCGCGGAGTCGTTGACTCGCGTGGCAATCTCAGCAAGGAGAACGCGTGGCTCCAGTTCCACGCCAACAAGCGAGTCCAACAGGCCACCCGCTACATCAGTCTGGACCAGTGGGATGCCTGCGTAGGCGACCTCGCGCTCACCCCGGACTGGTGGACCGCGCGGCTGGCGGGCCGGAGATGCTGGGCCGGGCTGGACCTCTCAGCCAAGCTCGACATGACGGCCTGGTGCCTCGTGTTCGACAAGGGCGAGACCATCTGGCGCTTCTGGGTCCCCGAGACAGTTGTGCCCTCGCTGACGGAATCAACCGGCGGGGCCTTCGGGAACTGGGTGCGAGACGGGTGGATCACCGCCACCGAGGGCGACACCATCGACTACGAGGTGATCCTGGCCGCCGTCCGGGAGGATGCCGCCCGGTACTCCATCGCTCGCATCACTTACGACAAGTGGTCCGGCGAGCCGGTCCGCCAGCGCATCGTCGCTGAGACCGGGCTGGAGGTCGTGGAGAGTGCCACGACCTATGAGCGGATGACCGCTCCGATGACGGAAGCCCTGCGACTGCTGGCCGCCGGAGAGATGACCCACGGCGGGAACCCGGTGGCCCGGTGGATGGCCGACAACCTGGAGGCCAAGCGACCGCGCGACGACCCGGACCGGGTACGGCCGGTCAAGCCAGCCCGGGACCGTGGCGGGATCCGGATCGACGGCATGCCCGCCTGGTTCTTTGCCCTCGATGGACGTCTGGCCGGAGCGCCGCCAGTGCGTCGGTCGGCTTATGAGGATCCCGACGTGCGGGTGGAGGTGCTGTAAGCCGTGGGCGCTCTGGAGGTTCTACGCACCAACCTGGCCAAGGCCCGGGACTCGCTCGCCAACACCCGCCCGGTGACCGTCAACGGCTGGGAGCGGATGCCCGACCGCTCCACCCTGGTCACCTCCAACGGCACCTCCGTGGATATGGACTGGCGCGCGGTCAGAGACCTGTCCCCGGCACATCTCTGGAGGTCTCAGCCGTACCTCCGGGCGGTGGTGGACTTCCTGGCCCGCAACATCGCGCAGCTCGGGCTCCCGGTGTTCATCCGGGAAGGCGACAACGACCGGGTACGGGATACCTCTGGCCCGGCTGCCACTTTGCTCCGGGAGCCGAACCCCTACCAGACCCGGTACGAGCTGATGTGCGCGCTGGTCTCCGACATCGCCCTGTACGACGAGGCCTGGTGGCGGCTGGCGGAGAGCGCAGAGTCCCAGTCCGGCTGGCTCTTGGAGGGCATCCCGGCCGCGTGGGTCTCCGGCCGTCGTGGCGGCACCTACTGGGAGCCTGCCCAGATCCAAGTGACC